TCAGCGGTCCGCAAGGCCGTCACCGCATCCTCGATCGCCACGGCGCCCCCTCCGCGCGGGATGAACCCCCGCCAGCAGCAGGCATGGCGCAAACGCCGGCAGCAGGCAGCCGCCACGGCAGCGGCGCAGGCAGCCCGCAGGCTCGCATCCCTCGCAGCCGCGATCATCGCCACCGCGATAGCCCGCACCATCGCCATCCTCATCGCTGCCGGGATCAACCCCCGCGCTCACGTCCCCGTACCCGGAGACCTCGCCAGGACGGGAAGCTTCGCGACCCTTCAGGAGATGCTCGGCTCCGCCGGCCGGTCCGCGTACAAGAGCACGCTGGCGATCTTCCGCGAGGTCACCGCCGCAGTCCCCGCGTCCGGGAGCCTCGCTGACCGTCTCGCAGCCGCCCAGGCAGCCATCACCAGGGCAGCAGGACATGGCATCACCGGGTTCACGGACGCTACGGGCCGCGCATGGGACGTGACCGCCTACGTCGAGATGGCGACCCGTACCACGATCTCGAACCTCATCCGCGAGGACGAATGGCGGCAGATCCGCGCTGACGGCGGGGACCTGGCAGTCGTCTACTCCCGGTGGGCCGAGCACATCTGCGGGAAATGCCTGCCCTGGCTGGGAAAGACAGTCTCGCTGACTGGCTCTACGCCTCCGGGCGCGCGGGTTTCGGTCACTGACGCGGCAGGGAAGCAGTTCACGGCGACGGTAGCCGGGACCCTCCAGGAAATGATCATGGGCGGCTGGGGCCACCCGAATTGCCGATGCAGCACGATGCCCGTCGCTGACGGCGCAGACCTGTCCGACCTCGCGGCACCCGTGGAAACAACCGCGCAGGCCGCCGTGCGCCACGCTGAGGACCGCAGGCAGCAGGCCCAGGCACTAAGGCAGCGGCACGCCGCGAGGCTCGCCGTGGCAGCCCTGACGCCGCACGAGAAGGCACGGGCGCGGCACAGGCTGGCGGAGACCCGGCGCTAAACCCGGCCCCTCCAGGAACGCATCGGACCCCTGAGACCGGCCGGTGCCGACCGGATCATGCCGTCGATCACGTCATCCCATGTCTCAGCCGGGCGCGGCATCTCGCCGCCGCCCATCTCCGGGTGCCACTTCCGGGCGGCGGCGACTTCCACCTCAGCCAGCCTGCCGCCCGCGCGGCAGGTACTGCGGCATGCATTGCACTGGCACCTGCACTCTGGCCCGCTCCGGTCGCTCATGCCAGCGGCCGGGCGTCATCGGGAAACGGCACCCCGTACGTGTCCTTCACCCAGCGCAGGAACCGCTGCCAGGCGTCCGGCACGCCTTTCTCGACTGCCAGCACATGGCCTTCATGGCCAGCACGCGAGACGTCGGCTACCGACTCCACCGCGAGGAAGCCAACATTCCGGTCGGGCCGGCCGCCGCCGCGCTCCCAGAGGTTCCAGCAGAACCGGCTCGGGTCGTACTCCCACGTGCAGGTAGCTGTGCTTGCCATGACCACACCGTAACGGCGCACCTCCCCTTGGTGCGTCTTTTTCATGCCGCCTGGCGCGGCCCATCCGAGGCCCTGGAGGCCACCCGCAATGACGATCACCCTGCCGACCGCGCCCGGTGCGTTCCTCGGCTACCGCAAGAACGGACTACCTATCCACGTCGCCGCCGGCGGAGCCCCCGGTGACACGGAAACCCCTCCCGAAGGCACCCCGGCGCCCCCTGAGACGCCGCCGGCAACTCCCCAGGCGGGAGAAACACCGGCAGCATCACCCGAGCCAGCCAGCGGACAGGAGCCGCAGCAGGCCGCAGGAGACGACCCGGAGAAGACCGCACGCACGGTCGCCGCCATCCGGGAGGAGTACAAGCAAGAGCGCGCCAAGCGGCAGGCCATCGAGAAAACCCTCGACGGCATGAAGGCCGCAGCAGCCAAGGCCGAAGCTGACCAGGCGGCCCGCAACAAGGCACTCGCCGTCGCCCTCGGCATCGCCCAGGAAGATGTCACCCCCGAGCAGCTCGCCGAGCGGGCACAGCTCGAGCGTGACGCCGCACGGGCCGAAGCCACCACCCACGCCGCGCAGAAACGCGCCGCCGATGTTGAGCTCGCCGTCCTGCGCAGCGCCTACGCGAGCGGCGTCAACGGCAATGCCCTGCTGGATTCCCGCGCGTTCGTCGCCACTGTCACCGGGCTGGACCCGGCAGCGGAGGACTTCGGGGCGCGGGTCACTGAGGCGATCGAGGCCGCGGTGACCGCCAACCCGGGCTACAAGGCCGCGATCACTCCCGTGCCGGCCGCCAATCCGCTGGCACCCCCGGCTGCACCCGCCCCTCCCGCTCCGACGATTCCCCGTTCTGGCGGGGAGTTCAACGGGGCACCGGGAGGACAGCGGCAGCTCACCGAGGAAGACGCCGCCCGGATGTCCCCGGCCGAGGTCTGGGACGCGATGAAGAACGGCCTGTTCGCAGGCGAGGGCTTCGCCAAGCCGAAGTCGAAACGTTACTGACCAGAGACGCCGACAGCCGCAAACGCTCTCCGTCTCGCTCTGACCAGAAGGGAGCAGGGCGAACGCAAAGAGCGTAAGCGGCCATCGGCGGACGACTCATGAAGCAGGTTCGCTGACCTGGCCGTGACTACGGTTCCACGTGCGCATCCTGTGGCAGTTCGCGCAGACGATGTCGCATTTCGCCAGTTCTTCCTCGATGGACTTGAGGCTCCGGTCGGCCCGACCGAGATGGAACACCTTCGCGCCCCGCTCGGGGACGTGATCGAAGTCCATCACGCAGGAATGAAACACGCCGCCGCAGTCCGCGCACGGCTGATCCTTCTTGGCCCCGGCCACGGCCAGCCGACCGGCACGCCGGAATGACGAATCGGGATCTGACGCATACCGCCGCATGTAGCAGCGGAAGCACAGCGGCGGGTCCTCGTTCCGGTAGCGGGTGGTGGCCACGGCCCCGCACGGACATGGGTCCGTGATGGGCCTCGGGGCCCCTGCGCGCGGCTTGACGGCGCGCAGGCCATCCGCGATGAGCCATTTCCGGATTGTCACGTAGTCCACGCCGGTCGCGAGGGCCATCTTGCGGATGGCTCCCCGCTCGCCGTGCGCGGCTATTGCAGCCTCATACACCGCCCGTAATTCATCGGGTGGCGGCTTGCTCGGAACGTCCCGCATATCCCGGACGCCTGCTACGGCGAGGCGCCCATAGGCCGTGCGGAGCGGCACCCCGTACATGCGGGCCATCTCGGTTACGGCGTGACTTTCCCCGTGCTGTTCCACGGCGGTCTCGTATGCCCTGACCAGGTCATCTGGCGATGTGGGCCATGTCTCATCCATGACATCAAGCCTAGCAGAAAGTGAACTTAAAGCCATGAGCGTTTTGAACTTCAAACCTTCAATTTGGTCCAAGGTCATCCTGGCCGCACTCCAGCGCAAACTGGTGTACGGCAGCCCGATGGTCGTGAACAACGACTACGACGGGGAGATCAGCGGGCCGGGCAACAACGTGCATATCACGCAGTTCGGTGACCCCACCATCTCCGCCTACACGATCGGCTCTACCCTCGCCTACCAGGCGCTCGTGGACGCCGGCATGCAGCTTCAGATCAACCAGGCGTACTCGTTCTCGTTCGCCATCGATGACGTGGACCGCAGGCAGGCCGCCGGCGACATGCAGGCGTACCTCGAAGGCCGTGCTGCGTACCAGCTGGCCTTGACCGCCGACACCTACATCGCGGGGCTCTACACCGCGATCGGGTCCGCCAACACCCTGGGAACCACCGGGGCACCGCTGACCCCGCTGCCCTACGGCGGCGCGACCAGCGACCCGGCCGACGCCTACATCAAGGTGCTGGAGCCGCTCAAGGTGATCCTCGATCAGAACAACGTCCCGGACGAGGACAGGTACGTCACCTGCCCGCCGTGGTTCGTCTCGCTGATCAGCCAGACGCAGGCGTTCGTCAGCGTCACCGACATGCAGGGTGATGCCTCGCAGACCTTCCAGCGCGGGTTCATGGGCACCGCTTCCGGGTTCAACATCCTCAAGACGAACTCGACGCCTCAGCCCGTCGCCGGCGGTGCCGGTACCGGAGTCTGGGCCATCCAGGCAGGTCACCCCATGGGAATCACATATGGGGAGCAGATCACGGAGACGGAAGCACTTCGGTTGCAAACGTCATTTAGTGACGCTATTCGTGGCCTTCACGTATACGGAGCTTTGATGACAAGGCCGGACACATGCGCCCTAGCCTACGTGGAACGCCCAACGGGTATCTAAACGGACACCCGGGCATCCGGCCAGCTAGCTTTCCCCACCTAAGGGAGCCCCAAGCGGGTCTCCTGCCCAACAAGAAGGAGACCCGCCATGGCGGCACGCACTGCACTGACCCCTGTTTCCCTCTCCGACGACGCCGCTGTCAGCCAGGGAGCGGGAGC